GCAGCGATTGCGGCAGAAAAAGCTTTAGAGGTAGAGCGTTTAAAGGCTCAGATTAATGCAGTTGGTCGCACCAAATCTCTCACCCGAATGGCTGAGCTCAAGAAAATTGAGGCACAAGTCACAAAAGAACTTGCCGCAGCTGAAACAGCCTTAGCAGCAGCTCAGGCACGTAGTGCAGCTGCACAGACCGCATCCGTTGGAATGATGGGCGCCATGGCTGGTGCCGGGCGTACTTTGCTGGGGGTTTTGGGTGGGCCTGTTGGCATAGGGCTTACCGTTGCCTCGCTTGTTGCGACTTACCTACTGTTTCGTGACAATGGGGAAGAAGCTAACAAGATGCTTGAGCGGCAGGCTAAATATGCTGGAGTGACCGCTGACGAGTTTCGCAAGCTTAATGAGCTAAAACAGGAAGTTCTTACTGATCAAGCTCAGAAAGATTTAGCTGACTACAACAAAGAACTGGATGTTAATGCAAACCAGTTTAATGCGGTAGTCCGTCAGATGATAGCTTATGCTCAACAGCATAGTGCTTCTGCTCAAACCATTGCAGAGTTGCGTGAAGTTGAAAAAGGTCTTAGAGAGGAAACACTTTCTCTTGATGAAGCCATGAAAATTCTTTCAAAGAATGATGGCTTGCCTAAAGACCTCAAGACCAAAGTGTTCGAAGCTGCGGAAGCTTATTTTAAAACTGAGCAGAACGTATTGAAGGCCGAGAAAATTGTTAAAACCTTTGGCGGCACTGCTGTTGTCACAGGGAATAACGCTCAGACTCTAGCTTCAAGAACTCGTGAATTAGGTAATGAAGCTGAAGGCGCATCAGGAAAAATTAAAACTCTTGATGACAAGGTAAAAGAGTTAAATAAGTCTCTGTATGATCGAGCTTGGGATGCTGCTTTTAAACGTACTTTGATTGATAAATATGGAATGTCTATTGAGCAGGCTGAGGACCGTTTAAAGATATATCGTGAAAATGAAAAGAAAGATGTAATTGGCCTTACTCTTCTGCAAAAAAATCAGCTTAAAATCACAGAAGCAGCTGAAGCTAATCTTCAGCGCAGTATTGATAAACGCAGAGAGGAAACCAAAGAGCTTGAGAAACAAACCAAACTCACCGAAAAGCAGCTAAAGAATGGTCAGCGGCTCATTGGTATTTCAGGTAACTCTGGTATTGGTACAGGTGCTCACTTGGATGTTCGCTATGGCGGTTCTCGTGATGGAGAGAAGGTATCTAAAGCGCACTTAGCAAGATTGCAGGCAGGAGGAAAGTCGCTTTCATCTTACAGAGTCACTTCTGATTACGGACAAAGAAAGGCCCCAACTAAAGGGGCTTCTTCTTTTCATAAGGGTATTGATTTTGCCATGCCAGTAGGCACGCCAATCACCACAAGTGTTGCCGTAAAAGATGTAAAAACTGCTTATGATGCTAAAGGAGGCGGTTACTACAGCACAGTAACTTTTGAAGATGGCGTAGTACTGAAGCTGCTTCATCAGGCACCTTCTGTCATGTCTAAAGTTAAAGGTGGCTCAAGTGATGGCACGCTTAAATCCAATCAGGATTTAGAGCGGCAGGCTGAACAACAGGCTAAAACACAATTGCAGTTGCAGATGGCAGTAGCGACTGAAAGAAAACGGATTGAAACTCAGCTTCAGGAGGATATTAAGGAAATCAATAAAGCTGGTTTTTCACCTGAGGAAACCAAGCGACTTATTGCTGAATATCAAGCTCGTGCAGATAATGATATTGCCATTGCTGAATATGCTTTAAGGACAAAGTTGGATGACTACAAAGACTTCCAGAAATCTGAAGAAGAGCTTCTTAAAGACAGCTTTGATCAGAGAAAGTTTTATGCAGCACGTGACATTGAACTAACCAAGCAGCAGCGTGATGAGGCTGTTCAGTTGCTCGAAAAACAATATCAGCAGGAATCTGGATTGCTTGAATTGGCTAGACAGGAGCGTTTATTTCAGAACCGGCAAATGTTTATTTCTGAAACAGCCGCTATGGAAGAGCGTTATCGTTTAGAGCGTGAGCGCATTAAGCTAAATATGAAGCTAACAGAAGAGCAGAAGCAACAGGAAATTGCGCTCATCAAGGCTGTAGAGGCAGAAGAAAAGCGCAGGAGTTTCAATCGTGCTATCCAGCAATGGGGGCAGATTAACTCAGAGATGAATGGTTCTTCGGCTCGGTGGAGTTTGAATCAAGAGCGTTCCACAAGAATTGATGCATCACAGGAGGTTTTTGATTCACAAATGGCTCTAGCCCAGACCGCTGAACAGCGCGAAGAAATTTGGCAGGCCCACCATGAACGAATGACGCAAATTGAAGCTGAATTTCATAATAGATCAATAAGCTTGCAAGTAAATTATGGGGCTCAGTTTGCCGGCATTATGATGGGAATGGTTAATGATTCTTCCTCAGCTTATGCGGCATTAGCAAGTATCCAGAAGGGCTTTAGCTTATTCTCAACTATTATGAATGGATACACAGCTATTTCTGCTGCTTGGGCATCTGCTCCGTTTCCTTACAACATGCCAGCTGTGATAACCACAACCATGGAAACTGGTATTTTACAATCAGCAGTTGCAGCATTATCTCCAAAAGGATTTCAGACCGGAGGCTACACTGGCAACTACGGTAAAAGCGAAGTGGCGGGTGTAGTACACGGGCAAGAATATGTTCTAAATGCTGAAGCGACGCGCCGAGTTGGCATTAATACTTTAAATGCTATCAACAGTGGCGCTGACATTCAGGCAGAACGTCAAGCGCAGGCTAATGTGAAAGCTATGCCACAGCAGTCTCAGCCACAGGTGATTGATAACAATCTACGCGTAATCATGGTTAAAGATGAGAATGAAGCTAAGGACTGGCTATACAGTTCTGATGGTGAAAAAGCCTTCCTTTATCACATGAAGCGGAATCGCAGCAAAATCTAAAGGCTCACTTCGGTGGGCTTTATTTTTGGAAAAAAGCGCAGGATGAAACCTACCTTTTTAATTTATACAATGCAGAAAAAGCAAAACCCCGATGTGAGGGCACCGGGGTTTTTGTTTCCACTCAACCGAGAAGTAAAGAGGAAAAACATCTTGTATGGACTATATTAAACCAATGGTGGAGCTTATGAAAGTGTCTATTGAAAAATATGGTTTATGGCAAACAATACTGGCATTTCTGATCCTGTTTTCCATACCAATACTACTCTGGAGACTTCCAGAAATTATCGCAGCTATTAAAGCTTGAAACCGACCCAATAAGAGGTCGGTTTTTTAATGCCCAAATTTTGAGGACAAAATGAAAATACAAACATCATATGGCGAGGTGCATGTATTAACAAATTGCCCTCTACTCGAATCGACTGAAAGCCTGGAATGGATGACTGAAGTACATGAATCGTTTGATGGTTCTGAGATCCGCTATCCACTTCGCGATGCACCACGGCAAATCCTGAATTTCAAGTACACGGAAATGCGTAAAGCTATGGGTGATCTGTTTCATATGCTCTACGCCAATCTGCGTAAACAGTGGGGGATTCCGCTGCGTCAGATTAAGCGAAGCATTCCAGATATTACCGATGACGATTTCCTCATTCTCGATGCAGCAGACACTATAGCCGACCTTAGAGTCGGTTTTGCTTTTATTGAGAGTAAGGAAGGCCACCAAGTTGTGGAAATCACGGAGCGCGGCCGCTACATCATTGTTCAGGAAGAAATCCGGGACCCGGAAACGGATGAGGTGATTCAAGAATTGATCACTGAATACCAGGACGGCTTTCGACTGGCTGAAAACATCACAGCGACCAACGCAGTGATTATGCCGCTACGGATCTGCATCATTGACGGTGATGCGTCAATTAATACTGGCGGTTTCTGGTCCAATGCTTCAGTAGTTTTCCGTGTGCTGGCAGAAGATTTACCAGAGCATGAAGGTGATGTGCCAGAGCAATACAAAGGTAACGACCTGTACTGGAAGCCATTACTTCTGGATGGTGACTCATTAGAGATGACACTGACCCAGCATCAAAACATTGTTGATGGAGCCATGGGTGGTTTTCAATCTTACACACATCATGCAAAACCCAAGTATCTAAAGCCTTTTACTTCACTATTAAAAAACTGGCCTGAATTTAACGAATATCGCCGGTTCTTGTTTCGGCGGTCTGGGCGTTACCGTGCATTCTGGATGCCGCTTTATGAGCAGCACCTGAATATCCTGAATGCTGGGAATATCACTGAAACGTTATATACCGATACCCAATATACCGTTGAAGCAGGGCGTAAGCATATTGCGGTCAAGCGTAAAAATGGCACCTGGTCAGCGCATGAAATTACCAGCTGGAGTGGTGGCTCATTCACGATTTCACCGGCAATAAATGCACATCGAGACGACATTAAAACTATCTGTTATTTAGGACTTCATCGCCTGGATGCAGACCGGATCGAGTTTCAGTTTTTAGGTGCCGGTAAATCAAGAATTACTGTCCCAATTGTGGAGATTGATCACTAATGTCACGTTCAGAACTTTATCAATTTAAACATGGGGACAAGCAATGGTTTTTTACCAGTGCACGTAAAGCAATTATTCATAACAACATTACACATTACCCGGTGCGCGGTTTGAGTCGTGGCGATATTGAAGATGCAGATATAGACAAGTGCGAAGTCGAGCTGACCTTTCCGCATCCTTATCCACTATTTAATGATGCTGATGATAACTTCAGTCAGGTGTTCTTAAACAAGATTTACCTGGAATCGGTACATTTTACGTTGATCGAGCTAGATGACGGGGAATCTCTAGTGCTGTTTAAAGGTCGTGTGACCCAGCCAAAGTTTGATGACCGTGATAATACCATGATGCTGGTCTGCTCGACTGCTGAAAGCTTTATGCGTCGCAACATTCTGACTCGTAAGTATCAGCGCACCTGCCCGAACAAGATATACGACAAATACTGTGGCCTTGATTTTGATGAATGGTCATTTGATGTGACTGTGACCGCAATCAATGGTCTCGAAGTCACTTATACCGTGAATCCAACACAAGTCACCGATGGACAGGGTAATCCGGTGTTTGAGCAGATCCCAGTGCTTGATGAGCTCGGTCAACCTGTTCTGGATGAGCAGGGTAATCCGACATATATAGATGGCGAACCGGTCATGGAAATCAAGACATATAAATCAGGGTGGCTCAGCCGGGGATTGCTTAAAAAAGATGGAGTGTTCACTTTCATCATTGGCAATAGCACGAACGGTAACATTCGTCTTTACCGGCAACATGTGGGCCTAAAAGTCGGTGATGTTGTGCGAGTGGCCCCAGGCTGTGATCAGTCTTTGAAGACCTGTGATGAAGATTTTCATAATCATAAAAAATATGGCGGTCATTCAAACATGCCGACAGAAAATCCATTAGAAACACAGTTAATCAAGTAGGTTGAAGATGAATATTGACATTATATTAGCTGGTTTTGATGCATCTCAAATTGAGCAAACCAAATCAGTCGCCTGGCTGCTCATCGGCCTTCTTGCTTTTAGTGCTGCGGTAGGGGTTTATAACTTCCTGCAAATGCGAAAAATGCAAAAGAAAAACCGCCCAAAACCAAACCAGTTAGACGGCACTATTGCGGATGAGGGTATTTCGTTTTATGACCTTGCCGGCAGTCCGCATGTGCATACCAACATTACAGATATCTGGGATAAAGATGCCCAAGCCATCAAGAAAAAAAGCGGTGGCTTTTTGGGTATGGGTAAAACATCGCAAGTCACTGGCTACCGCTATTACGCTAAATTTGCAGCGTTTATTGGTAACCGGATTGAAAAGTTTATCGGAATTAATTTTGATAATCGTGGCTGGATTTTACATGATCCATTGAAGCATCCGCCTAATCTTCTGCCGATAGAAAAACCAAGCCTTTATGGTGAGGATGAGGGCGGTGTTTCCGGGAACATTGATATTCATTTTGGCTATCCAGATCAGGAACCTAATGCTGAGTATCAAAAGTATTTTCCGTTAGTTTCTGGCTACCCATATCAATCCTATTTGGTTTTCCGTGGTCTTGGTGCGGTTCAGGCGGGAGGTGGAATAGTTGGAGGTGTTATTGGTGCCTTGCAGGGCCATCGAAATAGTTCTTTCTACCTCGGCAACTCTGGCTATATGAAAGAAATGCTATTGTGGGTGAAGCGAATTCATGTGAGAAATAGCGGTGACATGCAGTGGCATGATATTAAATCAGAAATTGGTGACAACATGCCATATTCATCGCTTACCGGCGAATTTACAAATAATGGCGTGGTGTTTAAAGTTTCCGGGAAA